AACATTTATGACAGTGCCGAGATAGGCGAAGGAACAAGAATAGGGGCTTTTGTTGAAATCGGTCATAAGGTAAAAATAGGAAAAAACTGTAGGATAGGGTGTGGGTCATTTATTCCAGAAAATATTATTATAGAAGATAATGTATTTGTGGGGCCACATACTGTTTTTACAAACGATAAAAATCCTCCTTCTAACGGGGCTTGGAGAAAAGAACCACCTACGATAGTTAGAGAAGGTGCGGCTATTGGGGCTAACTCTACATTATTACCTAATATTATTTTAGGGAATGATTGTAAAATTGGTGCTGGTTCAGTGGTTACTAAAAACGTACCAAATAATGAAATATGGTTGGGTGTACCAGCACAAAGAATGCACAATGAAAAGTACTAAAGAAATTATTGGTGTTATAGGTAGAGGGTTTGTTGGCAACGCTGTATATAGTTGGTTTAGGGATAAAGGATATAATACAAGAAGTTATGATAAATATAAATCCTACGATTCTTTCGAGTCGACAATGGAGGCTAATTACTTATTTCTATGTTTACCAACCCTCTTTTCAAATGAATTAAGGGGATATGACTATAGCGCTTTACATGAAACATTAAAACAACTAGATAAAAAAGAATATAAAGGAACGATAATCATCAAAAGTACAACTCAACCAAAAACAGTTGTATTAATGTCTCACTTATATAATCTTAATATTATTCATAACCCTGAATTCTTAACTGCTAGAACTAGCGAAATAGATTTTGCTAACCAAACCCATATAGTTTTGGGGTTCACTGATACTATTGACCAACTAGATGGAATTTCAAGACTCTATCAAGATAACTTTCCCAAATCTAAAATATCTAAATGTACATCAACCGAATCAGAGTTAATGAAAATTTTTGCAAATTCCTTCTACTCAGTAAAGATTCAATTCTTTAATGAAATGTATGAATTGTGTGATAAAATGGATTCTGATTTTTCAACTGTTAAAGACTTGATAATTAATAATGGTTGGGTAAATCCAATGCACACTAATGTGCCAGGCCCAGATGGGAAACTGAGTTATGGAGGGGCTTGTTTTCCAAAAGATACTCAGGCACTGTATAACACTATGTTAGAAAATGGCACTATATGTGAAGTGTTAGGTTCTACAATTAGTGAACGAAATAAAATGCGAAAAAATGAAGATTCTTAGTATAATAGGAACTCGTCCACAATATGTTAAAATTAAACCAATTTTTGACTATTGTAATGAGAATGACATCAACCATATTATTGTCGACACCAATCAACACTACAGTGAGAATGTTTCTGATTATTTTATAGAGGAGTTTTCTCTCCGTATTGACCATGACTTAAGGATACCGAATAATAACGAAATATCCTTCATTACACATACTATGGAAAAGTTTGTTCAAATTCTAAAAGAGGAAAACCCTGATTTTGTATTAATATATGGAGACACTAATAGTACGTTAGCTTCTTCCCTGGTTTGCCATAAACAAAAAATACCCTTTGCCCATGTAGAGGCTGGATTAAGGTGTAATGATATTAAAGTTCCCGAAGAACTTAATAGAATTGTTGCCGATATAACCTCAACAGTACAATTTACTCCAATTAAAAAGGTCTTACCAACACTCCATAACGGCATTCTCTGTGGTGATTTAGAATATGAATTATTAAACAATAATTACGATAAACCTATTAGTTATGATGGACCAATTGTAATGACTATACATAGACAAAAAAACCAGACCAAGGAAAAACTTAACTCAATATTTCATTTTTGTGAAACATTAGACCATGATATAAATTTTTATATACATCATCAAACCAAAAAAATTATCGATAAAAATAATATAATCCTACCTGAAAATATAAAACAATTACCCGCGGCTAAATATCATGATATGGTGGATGCCTTATTAAAATGTAGATTTATTATAACAGATTCCGGAGGCTTAACTAAAACGTCACCCTTTTTTGGTAAAAAATCATTAGTTATGAGGGACGTTATTGAGTGGGACGAAACAGAAATTAACGGATACAGTAAAAGATATATTAATCTTGACGACTTAGAATGGATTAATGAATGTACCATAAATAGAAACAAGCGTTTCTATCTAGGAGATATATCACCTTCTAAAACAATAATAGATAGCATAAAAAAATTATTAGATGTCACCGAAAAATAATAAGGAAAAAACCCCACCAAAGGGATCAGTAAGATTCTCGCTTTCCCTTTCTCCTGAACAAAAAAAGGCTAAAACGGAAATATTAAAACACCCTTTTAACTTTGTTGTTGGAAAACCGGGAAGTGGTAAGACATTATTAGCAGTACAAATCGCACTAGACCAATTCTTTAAGAAACAATGTAATAAAATCATCATTACTAGACCCACAGTCTCTACAGAAGACAATGGATTTTTACCAGGTTCTGAAAAAGAAAAGATGGAACCGTGGTTGGTGCCTATTAGGTCTAATATGAGAAAGGTTTATAACAAACCTGCGGTCCTTGATAAAATGGAACACGAAGAACAGATTGAGTTGGTCTCATTGGCTCACTTTAGAGGAAGAACATTTGAAGATAGTATTTGTATTATCGATGAGTTTCAAAACCTAACCAAATCTCAACTATCAATGGTATTAAGTAGATTGGGTAAGAATTCTACTATGATATTCACCGGGGATAATCAACAGATAGATCTTAAGGATAAGAACTACTCTGCAATACACGAAGTCCCAAAAATATCCACATCAAAATTTGTATATAAATCATTATTAACTGATAATCATCGTCATGAAGCAATAGACGCGGTTTTTGAGTTATTAAATGGGATGTAATTAACTTTACTTTAATAAGATTAGAAATAAATTTCAATATAATGAGAATAGGTATAAATATAGATGGGGTATTGAGGAACCTGATTGGTAAGTTAGTTTCAACACATACCAAATATTACGATGGTGAAGTAGATATAAATAATATTGTTGATTACGAACTAGAAAAGTATTTTGATTTTACCATTTCTGGTGAGACTTCTGGGGGAACACTGACTCAATTCTTTTACGAGGACTGTTCATTAGAGATATTTGGTTACGCTAATGAAATAGAAGATCAAATAGTAAAGAAACTTAATGACTTTATAAAATCATGTGGAGAAGACAATAAAGTTATTCTATTAACTAGAGAATGTGGTAGAGCAATTCCTTCTACATTATTCTTTTTGTCTAAAACTGGATCAATGTGTAAAAATATAAAAGTTATACCTAGTTATAAAGAAATGTGGGACGAATGTGATATACTTATAACAACTTTTCCTGAAGTACTTAAAACTAAACCTGAAGGTAAAGTTTCTATAAAGATAGAAAGAGAATATAATAAAAAAGATAAATCTGACTACTCAAGTAAAAGTACTACTGAAGTATTAGAAGAAGGTTATATCGAAAAAATAATAAATACCAAAACGGTAGAATATAAAGAACTAAATTAAAATGGACGAAAAAATCAACAAAGACAGTGTAGATACTGGTACAAGTGAAGTATTACAAAGGGTTAAAGACGCAATAACAACCTTAGAAGATAAAACAAATAAAATATTTCTTTTCTGTATGGATTCTAAAGGAGTGGCAATGGCAGCAGTCGCTACAATTTATGAACATGCTAAAATATTAAAAGAGGCGGGGTATAATGTTACAATACTTACGGAAAAAAATGATTACACTAAACCTGACTCGTGGTTAGGAGAGGGATACGAGGATCTCGCACACGAATCTAGTGAAAATGAAGGTACGGTAATAGGTCCACAAGATTTTATGATTCTTCCAGAAGTTTATGGTGGAATCTTAGAACAACTTAAAGACGCTAATTGTGAAAAGATAATTTTTGTACAAGCTTATGATTATATATTAGAACTACTACGTCCAGGTGATTCATGGGTACAATATGGAGTGAGAAAAGCAATTACAACTACTAATTCACAAGAAAAGTATATTAATACCCTTTTTCCAACTGTTCAAACAACAAAAATAGATTTAGGTATCCCAGACTATTTTACCAACCCATCAAAACCAAAAAATCCTTTTATTGCCATCCACTGTAGAGATCCACGAGATACTTCTAATTTCATTAAAAGTTTCTATCTTAAACACCCATTCTTAAAATGGATTACATTTAGAGACCTAAGAGGATTAAGTAGAAGAGAATTTGCTGAAGCCCTAAGAGAATGTGCTATATCTGTATGGATAGACCCAATCGCTGGATTTGGCACCTTCCCTATAGAGTCGATGAAGTCGGGTGTTCCAGTTGTTGGACTTGTACCAACCTTAACACCTGAATGGTTAACCGAGGCTAATGGAGTTTGGTCAAACAATAAATTAACTTTAGTTGACACAGCCGCAGGTGTTATGAAAAATTGGTTAGAAGATGGTGTCCCTCAAGAGTTATACAAACAAATGGAAGAAACTGCGACCAAATACACTCAAGAAAATGAAGCAACCTCAGTGGTTGAGTTCTATAACTCTTTATTTGAGGAGAGAGTTAATGAACTGACTGAAGTCTTGACTAGTGAGGCACAAAGAAGAAAGGATTGGATTGATAACCCTCACAAATTAGGTGATAAGTCGACTAAGAACGTAACTAACACGGTTTTACCGTCATAAATAAAATACAAAATTAAAAATAAAAAAAAATGAAAGATATAACCGTAATTATCCCAGTACATAAAACTGACGAAGGCGAGCTAGACCTACTAAAAGTAGCCATTAAAAGTGTAACAGACCAACAACTTAGACCGGAAACCTTGATGGTTGTTGGACCTAAAAATATTAAGAAGGACATCGATTCTCTAGACTTTGGTGGTTTAGATTATGTTTTCACTGAAAATTCTGGTGAGACTGACTTTGCTTCCCAAATGAACTTAGCCGCAGAATCTTGTAAAACTGAGTATTTCTCTTTATTAGAGTTAGATGATGAACTATCTAAAATCTGGATAAAGAATGTTAAAGAATATATGAAACATAATGAAGATGTTAACGTATTTTTACCACTAATAACTAATGTTGATAAGGATAACACTTTTATCGGATGGACTAACGAACCTGTATGGGCGATGAATTTCTCTGAGGAAACCGGTTTCTTAAGTCTAGAAGCTCTATTAAGTTATCCAAACTTTAATATTGATGGAATGGTAATCGAGACTGACTTCTTTTTAGAGATTGGCGGATTTAAGAAAAATATAAAACTGACATTTATTTATGAATTCTTATTAAGGTCTATTTTTATGGACGCTAGGATGTTGACTATACCTAAAATTGGTTACAAACACCTTAATATGAGAGAGGGTGGTTTATTCTACAACTATAAAAATCATCCTGATTTTCTTATTCCAGCTACTGAAGGTTCTTTCTGGTTAGAAACGGCAAAAAAAGAATACTTTTTTACTGAAGACAGAAAGATATCTGTAAAAGATTTATAAAATGCCTAGAACTGCAAAAAAACCTTACTTTGGACCAGATCAGGAAGCGGCGGTTGTTAAATTTCTTAGCGCCTCCACCTATGATGAGAAAAATAAAATTTATAATGAATATCTACGAGCCCCATTAAATAAAATGGTGGAAAGTATAATAAGAAAATATAAGTTATATCGTGATGATATGACTTTTATTAATATGCATTATGATACTTTAGGTTTTTTAATAACCAAATGCGATAAATTCAAACCAGAAAAAAATAAGAAAGCCTATTCTTATTTTGGTACTATTTGTAAGAATTATCTTCTTGGTCAACTTATTAAAGATAATAAAAAGATTAGAACTCAGGTTTCTTATGAGGATTATGCAAGTGATTTAGAAGAACGTCCTGATATGTTAGTTTACCAAAAAGAAGAACATCTTGAAAAAGAAGGTAAACTACAGAAGTTAATGTCAGAAATAATAGGTGAAATAAGTGAAGAATTAAATAATGAAAAGTTAACTGATAATGAAAGATCTGTAGGAGAATCGTTAGTCTATATGTTTGAGAATTGGGAAATTATTTTTAGTGATGCGAGCGGTAATAACAAATTTAATAAAAACTTAGTTTTACATAACATTAGAGAGATGACATCTCTAACTACTAAAGAAATACGTAACGCCATGAGAAGATATAAAAAGATATACAAAACAATCAAGGAGAAGTTTAGTGAGCGATATTTATAATAAAAGAATATATTATGCCCAGACCTAAAAGAAAATCAGTAAAACTAGATAAAGGTAGTATAGAAGAGATATTACAGGAAAGTTACAATGAAACCTGTGAAAATAGATCTAAAGCCATACTAGTACTTAACAAACAATTACGAGATGTTAACGATAATACAGATATCCAACAGGTTGGAAAAATAAATAATGAATTACTAAGAATTATAGATTCCTCGATCTCCAAAAAATTAGAAATAGTTAAACTTCAAGTAAGTTTAGTTAAAACTGATAATGTATCCAATACTTCTACTCCTCAGTTAACAGATGAAGATAAAGAACTCATAGAAAAAATGATAAAAGAGTCTGAAGAAGATAAGGAGAGTGGTGTAATCTATGACGTATAAAAATATCGTCTATGGGACTTACCGATAAAAAAAGTGAACTTAAACAGATATTAGGGGTATTAAAAATAATCCTTAATTCTGATGCTTTTGATCTAGCCTCTGAGTATGGAATTAATTATAAGGATCCACTAGGAAGAGATAGACAAAAAGATTTAATACCATTTATAATGGATGTTATAGCATTACTAATTGGAGGTCAGCGTCTTGAACAATTAATAGTAAATTTATTAGGTAGTCAAATAAAAGAGATAGATAAAAGTATAAGGGATAGTATCAGAGATGGACTAAAATCAAAATGTGGCGAAGCCGTACTAAACTCTGGATTTCCTTCATGGTTAGGTGGTGGTGGATTAGAAATTGAGTTAGTAAATTTAGACATGTTTGACATGTTAAAGATGGCACAGGGAATGGGTGGTTCTTCTGGAGACTTTTCTAGTGGGTTATTAGGAAAGGCTGATAGTTTTAACAGAAAAATAATGGAGGCTGTCGAAAATTTGAATACCGCTTTTTCAATCGACACTACAGCAATGGGGGGCGCTCCCCAACAACTTCTTACTGTAACTTATACAGGTGGAGGATTTATTTTTGAGTTGGGATTAGATTATACTAATAAAAATGTAGAAAACTTTATTGATGATTATTTTGATAATTTAATCCTTCTTGACGCAGAATTATTAACCACTATGATTATTAACTTCTTTACTGGTCTATTCACTAAACAAGCTAATTTGTCTGTAGATGCAATTGCAGAACAACTTCAGATGGACGCCATTGCAACTCGTATGGCGGGCGCTGATTGTGGAGAAATCGTTAACGAAGAACTTCGTTTCTTTAAGTTTTCTAGAGAGGACTTGGCTTTATTTAGACAAAAAGCGGAGAAATTAAGTCAAGGAATTATAAGTTGGGACTTAAATTGTGGTACTATTAGTAATAAAGTAGACCTAAATAAAGCAACAGATCTAATTGAAAATTTTCAAACTGCCAATAGCCAACTATTTATTACCAATCAACAAAGACTGATTAACGCCCAATCATTTATAAATGGGATGGTAAATTTAATGTTAAATAATGCTGAACTTGGAAATGTTTCCGCATCTCCCGAAGCAATAAGAGATGATATTATGAGTAGTCTTATTGATCAGTTAAAAAATATGTTCTTAAGACAGGCACTGACACCACAAACCTTAGTTATGGTATTATTAGTAGCTTACGCATTAATAGACGATAGTGAATTAGATGATCAAGGTTATGGACAACCAAAGAAACTAAAAATTGGTCCTGAAAGATTAGCCCTATTTGGAAAATTGCGAGGATCAATTAGAGAGATAGTAAAACTCTTATATGAAATAATATTAAAAATGTTATTTACAAATCTTGGACAAGCAATTCGAAATTTCATGTTACGAATAGTAGCCGATATTTTGAAAGAGAAATTAAGAATGTGGACACAAGCAATAAAAGCAACTTTTACTAAAGGTAAGTTAAAGATTGCTCAACGAACTAAAAGAATTTTCTAATGGCAGGATGTGGAATGACATATACCCCTTCGGAATTAGGGTTAACACCCTCCGAACAAAATAGAAAGGGCTCAGAAGAAGAAGAAGGTATTAATTTTGGGGTGGCTCTAAGTGTAATCGAAGGATTACTAAAGTTAGCGGATATTGGATCAATCCCTTCTCCACCTCTTCCACCACCAGTGGCTTTAGCAGGGGAAAATAGAAGTGGATTAAGTCCAAAAAGAGTCGCGGCAAATATTATTGCTAGACAAAGTGAAGCCGGGGCCCGAGTAGGTTCTAGAGATAATGGAGAAGATTCTATAACTGAGAAAATGGAAGTTATAAGAATCGAAGAAATAATGGGAGAAGTGACTAGAAATATGCGAATAAATATTGCGACCCCTCCAGGTACTCCAATAGTTGCACAAGGAGCCAACAGTGGAGGACCTTTAGTTGCGTATGGTTCTAGTACAGCACCTGGGTTTGGATGGGGAGTACCTTTGTAATTATGGATGTTAAAAATAAAAATAATAAATCACTTATGGATTTAATGGAAACATTAAAGAAAACTCATATTAGTATTAAAGATAAAACTATTTCTCTTTTATCTGAGTTAGATAAGGTTGAGGAGGATTATAAAATTGTTCTTAAGGAATTAAAAGAAAGACATATTATTAAGTAATGGGAGACGAGGATTCAAATATTTATAATCAAGGATTTAAGGCAAGTGGGTCAAAACATGCAGACTTTACTTTTCATTATGCCACAGTTATACAAGATATCGATCCGGAAGGTGCAGGGAGAATAAAAGTAGTGATAGGTAATGATGATCTTGACATTCCCAAAGGAGAGGAGACATGGGCGTTTCCGTTATTACCAAGATTTATGAATGTCGTTCCACAGGTTGGCGAAGGTGTTATACTTTTTCCTCAATCAACAAAATCAGGAACAAAGAATTGTCTATATATAGGCCCCTTATTAGGACAAGATACTGATTTACCATTCCAAACAAAAACTGTTGCTCTTGGAGCGACCTCTAGTGTTAGTATGGATAAACCAAGTACTAACCCTGCACTTGTACCAAGTGCAAAACATGTTTATTGTCACCCTCAAGATGTTGCTGTTCAAGGAAGGCAAAATGCAGATATCATATTATCTAACGCAGCGATAGATTTAAGAGCTGGAAAATTTAAGACTAACTCGAGATTAAAATTCAATAAAAAAGGCCCATCATGGATACAATTAAAATATAACGGAAGATCATCAAGTTATACAAATATAATGTCACATAGAATAAATTTAATAACTTATAAAGGGTCTCCTGAGATAACAATTGACCAACTTCTAAATGAGGGGTTGAATGATGAACAGGGTGGTGTTCGTTTACAAAACTATTTAACTGCAGGAGGGCACGGCGACTCTAGTGAGAATAGTATTGACCCTAGGGCAAAATTACGTCCTATTGTATTTGGTGATGAATTAATGAAGTTTTTGGATTTACTACTCCATTATGTAGAATTTCATAGTCATCCCTGGAATGGTCATCCGGCTGATAACGATACAAGTCTTGGGGGGAGTGGTATTAAAGCAAAGAAAGATGAGTTACTAAAATATAAGAATGGTGGGTTAAAGCAAATACTTAGTACGACTATTTACGTGAACTAAGTATTTATATTAAAAGAAACTATGTCAATATACAGAACGTATTTTACAGAAAGTAATACTATAATAAAAGGATTCTCAACTGGATCAACCCAAGCGTTGTCTAATACCGCCCTAAATCCTGTTACAGAGTTATTCTATGGGGCAGGTACAGGTACTACTGTTTCTAAAACAAACTATAGTAAATTTATTTTTAATTTTAATCTTGAAGGACTTGTTAAGAAAATAGAAGATAAGACTATAACTTTAAGTGGTTTTTCTGCAACAAGTGGTTTAATGAAAAAAGCCACTCACAAATTAAAGATGACCAACACAATTTTCAATAATGATGAATTGTTAGGTAAAAACACAATTTTTAATTCAGCAACAAGAGCCAATTCCTTTAAGTTAATATCATTTAAGTTAGGTCAGCATTGGGATGCTGGTACTAAATTTAGCACAGCAGGGGTAAGTAACTGGTGTTTTAGAGACAATCTTTATACTTGGACAGGGGGTACTTATGTAAATCCTCGTTCTACTTGTGGAATATATACAGGAAGTACCGCGACAACTGATCTTAATTATTCTAGATACGCTTTATACCCATACACTGCCGGGACTAACACAACAGCCACAACTATGGTGGCAACTCAGCATTTCTCAAGAGGGAATGAAGACCTGGATATGGACATCACTACTGTTATAAATGATATGTTAACTGGAACAACGACCGCACTTAACGGATCAACAACACCTACTGGTGGATTAGTTACAGATTCTGTACAAGGATGTTATGGGACTAATCCTAATGTTGCACCTAATGAATCTATAGGATGTAGGAATCCAGCGGAATTTTTAACTGGTGTTAGGAATTATGGTATGGGAGTTGCTTTCGATCCTAATTATGAAAATATAAAAACTGACGAAAAAAGATATGTAGGATTCTTTAATGAAAACACTAGTACCTTTTTCGAACCTTATATTGAAACTACATATGTGGATACAGTTATTGATGATAGAGAGGAATTCTATATGGGTAAAACTAATAGAATTTGTTTATATGTTAATGCTGGTGGAGTTCCTACAAATTTGGATAATCTACCTGCCGTTACAGTATATGACCAAGATGGTGATTCCTACCAAAAATTTATGTCTGTAAATACAACTCACGTAAACGCTTCTGTTTTTACCCCTTATACTAGTGTACAACATGTAACTAAAGGGGTGTATTGTATAGATCTATCAGTACCTACGGCTTGTGCTTGTCCTATGGTACAATTTTCAGATATTTGGACTGGAATGACAATAACTCAAAATGGTGTAACCCATACCCTGACCGACGCAACTCAATACATAACAATTAAAGAAGAAAGTGATTACTTTAATATTGGGAGTGATGTAGATCTCCCTAAGTCATATGGATTTTCCGTGTCAGGTATAAAAAGTGATGAACGCATAAAAAGAGGAGATAAGAGAAAAATTTTGGTTAGTGCCAGAGTCCCTTATACTGTTAATATGAAACAATTAATTGATTCACTACAATATCGGTTATATATGAAAGATGGAACAAGTGAGTATACTGTAGTAGACTATACTGATGTTAATAGAACCCCAACCACCAACTACTTTATTATTGATACCTCTTGGTTAATTCCAAATACTTATTACATTGACCTAAAACTAATATCTAACGACAAAGTTGAAACTTATAGTAATCAACTTCGTTTCATAGTTGAGAATCAAGGACTTCCAGATAATCTTAAAAGAAGACTAATTACTTAATTTCATATTTCCATTATCAAATAATTTTTATATTTTTAACATATGAATATAAAATTATCTGACCACATTGGTGACACTCCCTTAATCCCTATTACTTTAGGTAACCTTACCGTTTGGGGTAAGGCTGAATTTATGAACCCTTCAGGATCTGTGAAAGACCGTATGGCCTCTTTTATTATTAACGATGCGGAACACAGAAAATTAATTAAAAGAAACAGTACATTATGTGAAGCCACTAGTGGTAATAGTGGTATCTCCTTTGCGATGTTAGCTGCCGAGAGAGGATATAACATGGTTATAATTATGCCTTCTAATATGTCAGAGGAACGTAAAAAAATGTTTAAGTATTATGGTGCGACATTAATAGAAGTTGATGAAGGAGATTTTAATGGGGCTATTGAATTGCGGGATAATCTATGTAAAAGGAATGGTTGGTTCAATTGTAATCAATTCCACAACGAACTAAATATAGAAGCTCATTATAAGACTACAGGTCCTGAAATATATGAAGACTGGTCCTTACCAAAAATCAAAGGAAGTTTTAGGAGAACAGATTCACCAGCAGTTTTTGTCGCTGGTACAGGCACTGGTGGTACTCTTATGGGTACCCGTAAATTTCTAAAAGAAAAATGGGAAGATATAAAAATTGTGGCCGTGGAACCTGCAGAATCTGCAGTAATGAGTGGAGGAGAGCCTGGTCTACATGGTATACAGGG